CGCCTTCGCACGCGCCTCCCCCACTCCCGACGGAGCGCCGAACACGATAGACGACATTTCGCCAGTGTAGCGGATGTGCCCAGGCCCGGCGATCACGGCGGAGACGTAGGCGGCGCCAGGAAGGATGGTGGCGCCCGGCAGCGCCGCCGCGATGATTTCGGGCCCGGTGATTCCGTTGAGCAGCGAGATACCCAGCGTCTCCGGGCCGAACAGCGGGGCCGCGGCACGTGACGCTTCCTCCGCCTGGTAGAGCTTCACCGCGAAGAGCACGATGTCGGCGACGCTGAGAGACTCCGCGTCATCGCTTGCGTCCATGCGGACCGTGTCGTCGCCGCGTGGTCCTTCGATCCGCAGGCCAATCTGCTGGATCGCAGCAAGGTGCGCGCCGCGAGCGAGGGCGCTGACCTGCTCGCCGGATCGCGCAAGCAGGCCTCCGAAGTAGCCGCCGACACCTCCGGGCGCGACGATGGCGATACGCATCTGTCCTCTCCGTTCAGGCTTGTGCCGCAGGCAGCAGACCAACGGCGGGCGCTGCCGGGGCCTGCGCCCGCGCATTCGGCTCCGCATTCCGCTGCGCGGCTCCGGCGCACCCGCGACCGCCCCTGAATGGGGCCGGCTGCTGCGCTGCTGCACCATGGCCGAGGGCGTCACCGCCGCCGCGATCGGCGCGCCCACCGCGGCCACCGCCGGCACGACCACGACGCTGACGCTGGCGACGCCCTTCGCGGCGACCGCACAGCTCTACCGCGGCATGCCGCTGCTGCTCACCGGCGACCGCACGCTCACCACTGGCATCACCGACTACACCGCCGCCCGCGTCGCCACCCTCGGCGAGACCATGGCGACCGCCGGCAGCGTGACCACGCTGGCCCAGATCCCGCCGCACGTCCTCTACAGCCCGACCTCGGACGAGGCGGTCTACCGGACGGCGACGCTCTACTTCTACGCCGACGGGCTGCGCTGGCGCTTCACCGGCGCGGTCGGCACCTGGAGCCTCGAGCTCTCCACCGGCGGTATCGGCTTCCTGGTCATCGAGCTGCGCGCGCAGATGCTCGACAAGGCCGCCGCGGCGCTGCCGACCGGCTGGAACACCGCCATCCGCCCGACGCCGCCGCGCTTCGTTGGCGGCCGCTGTCAGCTGAACCAGCAGGTCGCTCGCGCCCGACGCGTCATGCTCGAGGCCGGCGTGAGTGTCGTGCTGCCGGACAACCCGGAGGCAGCCGAGGGCTACGACCCGGCCGTGCCGGTCGAGCGCGACGCGCGCGGCTCGATCGACCCGCTGATGAACACCACCACCGCGGTCGCGCTGTTCAACGCCTTCCGGCAGGGCACGGCGATGTCGCTGATGGCGATCCTCGGCGCGACCGCGGGCAACCGCTTCTGCGTCATTGCGCCGGCCGCCAAGGCCACCGGCATGCGGCCTGGCGAGCGCGACGGCCTCGGGCAGCTGGATATCGCCTTCCAGCTCGACGGGGCGGACAGCCCGCTCTTCCTGGCGCAGTTCTGACGTACGCGGCGCTTCCGCACCCCTCGGATGCGGTGCGCAGCGTCAGTGACGCCTCGAAGCCTCGGCGCGAAGTGGCTTGGGAGACGCCATGCGCTTTGGGCTTGGAGGAGTGGACGTAATGCGGTCGGCAGGTCGGGCAGCCGCGTAATTCCGCTCGGCCTGCGTCATGATCTGACCGATGTTGCGCAGGAACGCAGCACCGTTCTTGGTGTGCTGCACCAGCACACTGCGGCGGTCCATCGGGTCCACCTTGCGGCGGGCGAAGTCGAGCTCACCAAGCCGATCGAGCGCCCGTGTGATCGCCGGCTTGGACACGCTGAGCTCCGCCGCCAGGCCGCGGACGGTGTGAGGTCCCTCCATCAGGTAGACGGTCAGCAGGACCGCCATCTGCCGTGCGGTCAGGTCCGGCCCGTCACGCCGGACCAGTTCCGCGATTGTGTCGCGGAGCAGCAGGGTCAGTTCGTCCGGATCAGCGTGCGTCATCATCGTCGGTATCCCTTCGTGTGCGCAGTCGTTGCCAAGCTGACCGATACGCGAAAGCGATGCAATTCCCGTACTGATACGAAATCGGAAAAACGCCATCGATCGCGATCCAGACACGACAATGTGCAACCGTGACGGTGTCATCACGTGTGCCGGGCCAGACATTTGCACGCGCCCGGCGCGCTTGGCGGCCACGGCGACGCCGGCATTGCCAATTCGCCCTGTGGTGACGGCCGCTCGCTCGCCCTGCCGAAGTTCTCAAGGAGGCTCCCATGACCGTCGTCTTTTCACGGCGCGATGCCGAGTGGTTCGCGCCACCCGGCGCCGCGGAGCGCCGCTACCTCGTCGCGCCGCTCACCTACCGCGAGCGCCAAGCTTTCCGCGCCGACCTGGCGCGCGAGGGCGGGATCTATCCCTCCCACACGCAGATGCTCGACGCGCTGCGTGCTGCCGTGCGCGAGGCCGCGCCCAGCAACGCGGACGACCTGCTGGCCGTGATCGACGCCTCAGAGGCGACTCCCGAGGATAGCGATGTGCAGGTGCAACTCGGGACCATCGAAGCAGCCTGCGCCACCGTGCCGGTCTACGCCGGCCTACTTGCCGCTCGACAGCGCTACCTCGGCACGCTGCCCTGGGTCGCGGCACGCCACGCGCTGCGCGGCTGGGAGGGCGACGGCCTGCCGCCGTTCCGCAGGGTGCGCAGCCTGGTGCCCGAAGACCTGCTCGACGCGCTGCCGCAGGATGACGTCGAGGCGGTCGGTTGGCGGGCCAGCACGCTGATGCAGCCCGGTCAGGACGCCACAAAAAACTCCGGGGCGCCCTCGCTGTCGCCCGAGACCCCGGCGCCTATGACGGCGGCCTGAGACCCGCTGACGGCGGCGACTGGCTCGTCGGCGGCGAGCCCTCTCCATTGAACCCACGGCTTGCCGTCCCAGAACCATGGCATGCCTTCGTCCGGCTGTGGGCAGCCTGCCGCGGCGGCATGGGCGGGATCGCGCATTGGCCCGACGCGGGCGGCGTCGGCGATCAGGCGGCGTGGGTGGTGGACGCCTTCGGCGCACTGAGCGGCATCGACGCCGCACTCGACGCGGAGCGGCGGCAGCTCGTAGGAAGATGAGGCGCTTGGACCCCGACGGCGCCCAACTCAGGTGCTCCACTGCAGCAACATTGCTTCGGCGCCTAGACACAACTGAAACGTCGTCCAGCCTGCCGCAACACGCGCGTGAAACGTCGATCCCGCATAACGGTCTCACCGGCGCTGGTGCCGGTTACAACAGACACCGACAGGAGATCGACATGTTCAAGGGTTTCGTCCTCGCCGCCGCCCTCTTCGCCGCCGCCCTCCCGGGCGTCATGGCTCTGAACGCCGCCCAGCCCGCCCAGGACCCGGCGGTGCCGGCCAAGGTCACCCTCGCCGTCGCCACGCTGGCCTGAAACGTGCTGCGCGAGGCGATACGGGGCGTCCCCACCGGGGCGTCCCGTTCGTCTTTCTGACGGGAGGCTTATCCATGCGTCCGACCAGCTCGCGCGTCATGCGCAACCTCGCCGCCGCCACGCTGCTGACCGCAGCGGCGCTCGGCCTCGTCATCGGCCTGAAGCTCGTCGTCACACTCGCCCGCAGCGTGCTGCATGGCGAGGCGCTGGACTGGTCCCTGCTGCTCGCCGTGCATGTCGCGCCGGGCGAACTGCTCTCAATCCTGCTCTTCGCGGGGATGATGACGGCGGAGATGCTGGTCGTCGGCTGGCACGACAGCTCGGCGCGCATCCTGCTCGGCGACACGGATAGCGGAAAGACGGATCTGTGGTGCCTGGTGATCGGCTTGACGCGCGCGGACCAACTGATCGTCGCACTCGCCACCTTCGGTACCTTCGGCCTGGTCGCTGCCGCGCTCCCCTCGCTCGCGCTGCTGCCGGTCGCCCGCGACCTGCCTTTCTGGCTCGCCGCGCCGCTTGCCGTCGTCGTCGTCAGCTTCGTCGGCTACTGGTCGCACCGCCTGATGCACACCGCGCTGTTCTGGCCGCTGCACGCCTTCCACCACGCCGCCGACGAACTGACCTTCGCGACCGCCTTCCGCGGCCATCCGCTCGACCTCGCGCTGGAAGGGCTGCTGCGCATGCTGGTGCCCGCTCTGCTCGGCTTCCCGGGCGAGGCGATCCTCTTCGCGGCGCTCTGCATGAACGCGCAGACGCTGTATTCGCACTCCCGCATGCCTGGCCTGCCCGCGCTCGAGAAGTTCGTCGTCTTCGGGCCCCGTGCCCATGAGCTGCACCATTCCGTTGAGGCGCACCACCACGACCGCAACTTCGGCACGCTGGTGATCTGGGACCGGCTGTTCGGCACCTACATCGAGAGCGAGGCGCGCCCCGCGGCGATCGGGGTCGAAGACCCGGAGCGGCTGTATCGCGGCAACGCGCTGGTCTCGATGCTGGCCGTGCAGACGAGCTGGATGCGGCAGATCGGCCGGCGCCTCGGGGTCGGTGAAGGTTCGGTCAAACTGGCGCCTAGCACCGCCAAGTCCTCTCTGCCGGGGTAACTGAAGGGCTTGGATGCCGGCGCATAAGACGCGATGCCAGCGGCGAACGTTCTGTGGCTCTCCGCTAGTCGAGAACGCCGGGTACGACAGCGCGAAAGGCGGCGCGCATCGCGGCAAGCGCCTCGCGCTGTGCCGCCGCCTCGGGGCGGCGAAGTCCGCGCCGGCCGATGGTCCAGGTCTCGGCGGAAGTAACCCTTGTCTGCCGGAAGCGCGTGGCCGGCCCGGGGGCAGGCTGCGCGTAGCTCGCAAGCAAAGCGGAAGTCATCACCGTCTCCCAGGCGCCGTCGCGGTTCATCTCGTTCGCGCGCTCGACTGCCGCTTTGTAGACCGCTTCGTGCGTCGCGTCCGAAAGCCGAAAGAACAGCATGCGGCTGGCGCCGATGGTGCGGTCGGGGGTGCCGGCGCGTGACAGGCTGATGCCGTCGAGAATTTCGGCGGCTTCGTCGTTCACGCCGTCGAAGAGAAGGAACCCGATGGTGTCGCGCAGGTGGAAGGGGCGCAAGAGAACATGCAGCCGAACCTGGATGGCGAAGGCGATGCCCTCCACGGCGACGCTGCCGCCATTGGTCATCTCAAGGGTGATCGCGGGGCTGCCTTCCGGCAGGGAGAACCGCACCGCGTAGCCCACCAGTTCGCCTGGACGCCCCATGGCGGGATAGAGGGTTAGCCAGATGCCCGCGTAATTTGCAGCCGCCTGCGTGAGACCGGCGGCGCTGGCTTCAAAGGCGAAGTCCAGCGGCGAGGTAAAGGAGGCCGGAGGCGCTGCGGCGGCGGGCATATGCGCGCCGATACGTTCGGCGAATGCCGGCATCGGCAGGTCCCAGGCAGTGCGGTCGAAGCCAGCTATGGCTTGGCCGAGCGTCGCGCTCAGCGCCGCCAGCGAATGGTCCGCCGGGTGCAGCGCACCGCTCGACCAGCGCGCCACGACCGACTTGTCTACGCCAATACGTTGCGCCAGGGCGGTGCGGGAGAGGTTGGCGCGGCCGAGCGCGAGGCGAAGCTTCTCCGCGAAGTTCTCGATGGACGTGCCGCGTGCCATGCCGAGCCCTCCATCGGCAGAGCATAACGCGACAGGACCGACTGTCACAAATGAATGTGGCCGTCCCGCGCAGAGGCGGCGATATCGCTTCGTCGCTCATCGGCAGCGGATCGGCCAAGCGGGCCGAACAATGCGGCGATGAAGGCAATCACGATCGCGGCGAGCAGCATGGCGGACCTCCCTGCGGGTGCCCTAAGACTGGACCGTTACGACGTGTCGCGGGCAGGAGCGCCAACGGGCGCCGACATGCGCATCGCGATGCGCCACGCCGGGAACCTCGCGTACTGGCTGCCGCCCACCTCCGGTCGTCCAAACGCCCCAAGGCGGAATCCACATCTATGCCCCTCATCACCGCTGCGGTCCGCGGCGACCTCCGCGCTGCGATGGAGGCGGAGGTGCGCGATGCCGCGCGCGCGATGCGCCGTGGCGTCGTGCGCGCCGGCCGCGAGGTCCAGACCGAGCTTCGCGCCCAGGCGCGTTCCGCCGGCTTCAGTGACCGCGGCCGCGCCATCGCCAATGCTTGGCGCCTGAGCCTCTACCCGCCGCCCGCCGCCGCCCCCCGCACCCTGCGTCCTGCCGCCCTCGTCTGGACCAACGCGCCGAAGCTCGTCGACGCCTTCGACCGCAGTATTCCGATCGTCGCCCGCGGCGGTCGCTACCTCGCCTTCCCGACCCCGTACAATGCCGCCGGTGGACGGCGTGGCGCCTCTGCCCGCGGTGGCCTGCGTGTCACGCCCGCGCAGATGCAGGCCGCACGGCGCGAGGCCTTCGTCATCCGCTCCAAATCCAACCCGTCCGTGCGCCTCTGGTGTCTGCGCGTTCGCGCCGCCAGCGGCATCGCCCGACGCTCGCGCCGTCTCCGGCTCTTCGTCGGGCCGAACGCCGAGGTGCTCACCGGCCGCCGCCGCGGCCAGCAGCGCCGCGCCCGCGAGATCCTCGCCCAGGGGTTCGTCCCGATGTTCTTCCTGCTGCGCCAGGTCAGCCTCCGCAAGCGGCTCGACGTCCCAGCCGTGCGCCGCCGCGCCCCGGGCATCCTGGCGCGCGCGCTCGCCGCTGAGCTCGGTCGTCGCGCATGAGCGGTGCCGCCCGCACCATCGCCATCCGCCTGACCGCCGACAACGCCGAGCCAACGCGCCGTGCGCTGGAGCAGGTGGGCGAGAGCGGCGAGCGGGCGCTCCGCCGCATCGACGCCGCCTCCGCCCAGGCCCAGCCCGCCCTGCGCGGCCTGGCCGCCGCGTCGGACGGCGCGGTGCGGGCCTTTGCCAGCATGGGCGTCGGCCTCGGCGGGGCCGAGCGCGCCTTTGCCGGCATCGCTGCCGGCGCCAGTGGGGCCATGGCCGCCGTCGCCGCCCTGGCCGCCGCCACCGTCGCCTCCGGTGTCGCCGTCGCCCGTGCTGGTGATCAGGCGACCGAATCCCTGGCCCGGCTGCAGGCCGCCACCGGCTCGATCGCTGCGGCCGAGGCGGCCTACCAGGGCCTCTACCGCCTCTCGCAGCAGACCGGCGTCGCGGTCAGCGAGAGCGCCGGCGCCTTCGCCCGCTTTGCCCTGGCCGCGCGCGAGGTCGGCGCCACCAACAGCCAGGTGCTGGCCCTGGTCCGCACCGTGCAGCAGGCCGGCCTCATCGCCGGCGCCAGCACCGCCGAGACCACCGCGACGGTCATGCAGCTCGGCCAGGCGCTCGCCTCGGGTAAGCTGCAAGGCGACGAGCTCCGCTCCATCCTGGAGAACATGCCCACCCTGGCCGAGGCGCTGGCACGCCAGCTCGGGGTTGGCGTTGGCGCGCTGCGCCGGATGGGCGAGGAGGGCAAGCTCACCGCCGACGTTGTCCTGCCAGCCCTGCTGCGCGCCGGCGAGCGGATCAACGCCGAGTTCGACAAGCTGCCGCCGACCATGGGCCGGTCCTTCGCGATCCTCGGCGAGGCGATGACCCGCTTTGCCGCCGACCTCGACCGCGCGCTGGGCCTATCCCAGGCGATCGCCCGCGCCGCCCAGGGGGCTGCCGCCGCGGTGGACCGCGGTCGCGTCGCCGTCGGGCTCGGCACGCCGGAGGAGACCGCGCGGGCCGGCCAGGCCGCGGCGGAGCAGCGCCTGGCCAATACCGAACGCCAGGCCGCTGAGATCGAGCGCAGCATCGCGGCCCTCGAGGCCAACCCGCGCCGCACCGCCCCCGAGGACGCGATCCTGGAGACGCTGCGCCGCCAGGCCGCGCCGCTGCGCGCGGATCGCGAGCGGGCCGTCGCCGAGCTCGAGCGTTACCGCCGCGACGTCGAGGAGAGCGAGCGGGAGGCGCTGGTCAGGCGGCTCGGCGAGCAGGAGGCGGCCGATCGCGCGCGGGCCGAGGGCCAGCGCCGGCGTGACGCCACCAGCATGGCCGATCTGCGCAAGGCGCTGGACCGCGAGCGCGGCGTGCGCACCGAGCACGCGACGCGGCTGCGCGAGATCGACGCCCTGCAGTCCCGCGGTGCCGTCGAGGCGGCGGAGGCGCAGCGGCTGCGGGCCGCGGCCGACCGCGAGCGGGATGAGGCGCTGCGCCGCCTCGGCGATGGCGCTCGCGAGACCACGCGGGCCACGCGCGAACTCGGCGAGACCTATGGCAGCCTGCGCACCGCCGCGTCGGGCCTGCTCACGCTGGGCGCGGCCGATGATCGCGCCATGACGGAGATCCAGCGCGCGGTCCGTGGCTCCGCCCTCGACCCGGCCGAGACCCGGCGCCGGCTGGCCGAGGCGGAGGCCGAGGTGGCCCGCTTTGCCGACGCCTCGCGCGATGCGTTTTCGCGGATGGGCGAGAGCGCGCTGGATCGCATCGGCAATGCGCTGGTCGATGCCTTCGTCAAAGGCGGCGAGGCGGCGCTCGATTTCGGCAGCCTCGCCCGCGGCATCCTGGCCAGCGTCGCCACCGACCTGCTCAAGCTCGGTGCGGTCAATCCGCTGGTCAACGCGGTCCTGGGCACCTCACGTCCCACCCTGGGCGGTGCCATGGCTGGCGAGGGCGGCAGCGCGCTCGGCGGCCTCGGCGATCTTCTCGGCCTCGGCTCGTCGCTGAACAGCCTGACCGGCGGCGGCCTGGTGGAGCTGATTGGCCTCGGCGGCACCGGCGGTGTGGCTGGCCTGCTGTCGGCGCCGCTGTGGACCACGTCTGCGGGCGCGATGGCGACAGCGGCGCTGCCGGCCGGCGTTGCGGGGCCGGTGCTGCCGACCTCGGCGCTGGGCAGCATGGGCATGGGCGCCACGGCGGGCAGCCTGCTGGCCGGTGCGGGGCTGGGCTTTGGCGCCGGCACGCTGCTGTCCAGCCTGCTCGCCACCAGCCCCGCCCGGCAGACCAACGGCCTGATCGGCTCCGGCGGTGGCGCGCTGGCGGGTGCCGCGATCGGCTCGATCATCCCGGGTATCGGCACAATCATCGGTGGCCTGATCGGCGGTGCGGCGGGCTCGGCAGCCTGATCGGCCCCGGCGCCGCCTTCTCGGGCGGCGACGTGCTGGTGTCGGTGGATGGCTCGGGTCAGCTGTCGGTGGGACGCACCGCAGGCAAGAACTTCGACGCCGGCCCGCTGCGTGCCCAGGCGCAGCAGCAGGTCGCCGCGCTGAACGCGCAACTCGCGGCCGCGGGGCTCCGCCTGCCCGGTGGCGGCGACATCGGCTGGATCGGCGGTGGCGGCTCCGGCAATCCAGGTGACCTGTCCGCCCTGCTGGCGCGGAGCCGTGTCGGCGTCCGCGCCAACGATGCACGCACCCAGGGCGCCATCGACCGCCTGGGCGACGGCAGCCTCGCCTCGAGCCTGGCCATCGGCCAGGAGGCGACGCAGCTCATCGCCGCGCTCGATGGCTTTGCGCAGGCCGCGGCCGACGCCCAGGACCCGCTCGCCGCGGTGCGCCGCCAGTTCGAGGGCGCGATCGAGGCGGCCAGGCGTCTCGGCTTTGGCCTGGACGAGGTGGTCGCCGCGCAGGAGCGCGCGCTGGCCGAGGCGCGCCAGCAGCGCAACGCCGCCGCGGCCGGGCAGGCCACCGGCGTGATCGGCAGCCTGGCGGACTACGCCCGCAGCCTGCGCACGGCCAACGACAACAGCCAGGCGCCGCTGTCGCGGCTGCTGTCCGCCAGTGAGCTGTTCAACCGCGACGCCAATGCCGCGCTCGCCGGCGACTTCCGCGCTACCTCCCGCCTGCAAGCCAGCGCCGAGACCTTTCGCAGCCTGAGCCGCGACGTCTACGGCACCGGCACGCCCTTCGCGCAGGCCGAGGCGCGGATTGCCGATGTGCTGGATCGGCTCGGCAATGTCGGCGCCGAGGCGCTGACCGCGAGCGCCCAGGCCGCCATCGCGGAGACCCAGACCGAAACCCTGGTCGCCGCGCTCGGTCGCCTGCAGAGCGAGGTCGCGTCGCTGCGCCGCGATGTGCAGCAGCAGGCCGCCAACCCGCTGACGGGACGCGTGGCATGATCACCACCGTCACCTTCGGGAGCGTCGCCTGGGGCACGCTGGGCGGTGTCACGCCTGGCCTGCCGCCGGCCTACCGCCTGGCCGAGGATGCCGGGCCGCTGTTTCTGGTCGCCGAGATCGAGGTGTTTCGCCCCGGCGCCACCGGCGCATCGCGGCCAGAAGCTTTCGGCGTGCCGGCCTTTGGTGCGGCGTCGGCCGCCGCCGCGCCGATCCAGGACAATACCACGCTGCGCGTGTCCGACCTCGGCTGGGTCACCCGCGCCAGTGATCCCGCCGGCATCCAGCCCTATGCGCCGCTGCTCACCTCCGGCGTCGAGCTCGACCGCGCGATGCAGCTCGCGCCCGACGGTGCTGCTGCCGCCGCTTGGGGCACGCTGCGGCTGATCAACGGGGACAACGACCTCGCCGATATCGCCGCCAGCGGCAATGTCGACGGCCGCCGCGTGGCGGTGCGCCTTGGCCGCAAGCAGCGGCTTTCGCATGGCTATCTGGCCGACCCGGCCTGGGCCGATACCGCGCAGCTGATCGAGGGCATCGGTGCGGCGCTCGCGCTCGACGAGCGGGAGCTGCGCATCAGCCTGCGCGATGCTGGCTACTGGCTCGAACGTCCCGTGGACGGCGCCGTCTATGCCGGCACCGGCGGCCTGGAGGGCACCGCCACCCTGGCCGGCAAGCGCAAGCCACGGCTGCGCGGCGGCGCCGCCGGCGATCCGGTGCGCGAGGTCTCACCGGAACTCGTCGACCCCACCCTTGGCATCTACCAGGTCTCGGACGCACCAGGGTCGATCGTGGCGCTGTACGAGCGCGGCCTGGCCGGCGCGATCGCCAATGCCGGGCAGGTCGCCGACATCGTCGCCACCGTGCCGGCCGCCGGCACCTATCGCTGGGAGAGCAGCGCGCGCGGTTTGTTCGTACGCCTCGGTACCTTCCCGCCGGCCGGCACCATTACCATTGATGCGACCGGTGCCTTTCCCGATGGCAGCGCACCAACAGCCGCGGCCGCCATCGCGCTCCAGGTGCTGCTGCAGGACCTGGCGGTGCCAGCGCCCTTTGTGGATGCCGGCAGCTTCGCCGGCCTCGCCGCCGCCGCGCCCTGGACCGCGGGCTTCGCGCTGGCGGCGGGGGAGGCGATGGACGGTGCGGCGCTGGTCGGCCTGCTGCTGCGCAGTGGCGCAGCGCGGCTGGTGCCCGCCCGCACCGGGCTGCTGCGGGCGGTGCTGCTGGCGCCGCTCGCCGCCGGCACCGTGCCGGTCGCCAGCTACGGTCCGGCGCAGATCATCGACTGCCGCCGCTTGGACCTGGTGCCGCCGCTGGCGCCGCCGCCGGCGCGCATCCGCGTCGGCTGGGGGCGCAACCACACCGTCCAGACTTCGGCTCTGGCGCCGACGCTGTCGGGCGCGCGAATTCAGGAACTGGCCGAACCCTACCGGGTCGCCGTCGCGTCCTCCGCCGCCGTTGCCGCCGCCTGGCGCCGGCCGTCCGATCCGCCGCCGGTCGAGACGCTGCTCACCAATGGGACCAACGCCGCGTCACTGGCGTCGCTGCTGCTGGACGTCTGGGGTGTGCCGGCGGGGCGCTCGCTTTGGGCCGTGACGCTGCCGCTGCCCTATGCGCTGCGCCACGACATCGGCGAGCCGATCGTCGTCGCCTATCCCGGCCCGCTGCGCGTCGGCGCGCTCGGCCGCATCGTCGGCGAGCAGCTCCGCACCGCCGACAATCTCGCCACCCTGCAGGTGCTCGTATGACCGCGATGTTCGGTTGGGAGAGCCTGGTGCTGTCCAGCACGGTCAGCGCCAGTGCGGAGGTCTCCGGCCTCGGCGCCGGCCAGCTGCAGAACCTGCACGGCGCGACGGCGACGGCGTGGCAGACGCCGGTCGGCACCACCACCGCCTGGCTGCTGCTCGACGCCGGCGTCGCCGCCGTCTGGCGCGCGCTCGGCCTGTTCCGCACCAACCTCACCCCAGCGGCGACGGTCAGATGGCGCATCGGCCCGGCCGAGGCGCTCATCGAGCGCTCGGCCGATCTGGTGGTCACGCCGCGGCCGGGCTGGACGCCGCCGGCCGGCTGGGCGCTGACCCGCGCCGGCAGCGCCTGGGGCTTCGACGCAGCGGGGATCTTGCAGTCGGTCGCAGCCAACACGCCGCGCTTTGCCTATGACGGGGCGGGAACCCCACTCGGCCTGCTGGTCGAGGGCGCCCGCACCAACGAGCTGCTGCACGCCCGCAACCTGTCCAACGCCGCCTGGACAAAGACCAACGCCACGGCAGCACTGACCGCTATCGGCATCACGGGCGCGGCCAACAGCGCCAGCCTGCTGACCGCGACAGCGGCCAACGCCACCGCGATCCAGCCGCGCACCCTCGGCGCCGCCTCGCGCGTGTTTTCCGTCTTTCTCCGCCGCGTCACCGGCTCCGGGCCGGTCGAGCTGACCGTGAACGGCGGCACCGGCTGGACCGGGGTCACGATCACCGCCGCCTGGGCGCGCTATGCGCTGATCGTCACCGGCGCCAACCCCAGCGTCGGGATCCGCCTGCAGACCGCGGGCGACGTGGTGGAGGTGGATTGCGCCCAGCTCGAAAGCAGCTTCAACCCGAGCTCGCCGATCATCACCACGACCGCCACCGTCACGCGGAACGCCGACGACGTGACGATCGCGAACGCGGTCGGCGGCGCCGGCACGCTCGGCGTCGACCTCGCCCCCGGCTTTGGCAATCTGTCGTTTCGTGCGCGCGACGCCGGCGGCACGAACTACGTGCAGATCCGCCAGGCCAGCGCCGGGGCGGTGCTGCATGACCTTCAGGTCGTGCAGGGCGGCGTCACCGTCTATGACGGGCCAGACCAATCCCCCGCCGCGCCGGCGGAGTACCGCATGGCGGCGAGCTGGTCGCCGGCCGGGGCGACGTCCTGGCTCGCCGGCTCGCAGACCGGCAGCTATGCCGGCGCCGTCGCCCTGGTCGATCGCGTGCAGATCCTCGGCGTCGGCCCACCCGCGATCGTGGCCGCGCTGCGAGTGTGGACCGCGCCGCTGACCGACGGGCAGGCCGCCGCCTGGACCGCCACCGGCAGCACGCTGGACGCCAGCGCGCTGGGACTCGACACCGGCACCATCTCAGCCGGCATCGCCGCCGGCTACGGCCAGTCCCTGACCCTGCTGCCGGCCGACCTCACCGCCCGGTACGGCCGCCTCGACATCGCCGACCCGGCCAATCCGGAGGCCGTGCTGCGCATCCCGCAGCTCTACGCCGGCCCGGTCCGGATCCCCGCCCGCGGCGTCAGCACCCGCGCCTCCGCCTTCGCCCGCCGCGCCGACATCGCCACCCCCGTCACCCGCGGCGGCCAGGAGTTTCCGGAGACGCGGTTCGTCCGCCGCGGCTGGCGCATCGCCCTGCCGCTGCTCTCCAGCGCCGAGGTCTACGACCTCGTGCAGGCGATGCTTCGCGCCGCCGAGGACGGCCGCAACATCCTCTTTGTGCCGATGGCCGCCTCGCCCTGGCTGGCGCGCGAGGCGGTGTTCGGCCGTCTGGCCGAGGCCGGCGATGTCCCCTGGGCCGAGGGCAGCACCATCCTGCGCGCCTGGTCCGCCACCATCACCGAAAGGCTCTGAGCGATGCTGGCCAGCTATGTCGAGGAAACCACCAACAACCCCGGCACCGCCACCACCATCAACCTCGGCGGCGCCGCGACCGGACGGCGGGACTTCGTCAGCAGCTTCGGATCGGGCGCGCTCGTCCTCTACACCCTCGACAATGGCAGCCAGGCCGAATGGGGTGTGGGCACCGTCACCGCCGGCAGCCCGAACACGCTCGCCCGCACCACGGTGATCGGGAACACCGCCGGCACCACCGCCCGGCTGAACTTCAGCGGCACCACGCGGGTGTTCTGCACCCTGCCGGCCCCGGCCGCGCTGTTGCTCAACCCCGCCACCCGAGACCTGATGGCGGGCACGGTGGCGATCGGCCCGCTCGCCGGCCTGCGCAACCTGCTCCTCAACGCCAACCCCATCGTCAACCAGCGCGGCTATGTCAGCGGCACGGCGACCGCCGGCGCCAACCAGTACACGCTGGATCGCTGGCGGGTGGTGACCAGCGGCCAGGCGCTGAGCTTTGCCGACAGCGCCGGCGTCCGCACCCTCACGGCACCCTCTGGCGGCGTGGAGCAGGTGATCGAGGGCGCCAGCATCCTGGGCGGGGTCTACACCTTGAGCTGGACCGGCACGGCCACGGCGACGGTCAATGGCAGCGCCATCAGCAATGGCGGCCAGGTGACGCTGACCGGCGGCGCCAACGCCACCCTGCGGCTGACCGGCGGCACGGCGTCGCTGATCCAATTGGAGCGCGGCGGCGTGGCGACACCCTTCGAGATGCGGCCCATCGCGGCTGAGCTCGCCCTCTGCCAGCGCTACTGCCATGTCGGCGACGCCGGCGGTCCCACCAACAACGACGGGCTGTTCAGTTCGGGCGGGCTGGCGACCGGGCCGTTCGTGGCGTTTCCCGCCACGCTGCGGGCGACGCCGACCATGAGCTATCGCGACCTGGCCGGCAGCGCGAGCCGGTTCTCCGACCTCGCCGCCACCGTGCACAACCAGATCCCCAGCGGCGGCAGCCCGGTCGCCAACCCGACGACCTGGGGCTTTCTGCCGGACTTCGCGGCGACGGCGTCCGGGCTGAACCGCTGGCGCATCCGATACACCGCAGAGGCGGAGCTGTAGGCCATGCGCTATCTCGACACCGCCCGCACCGGCGTCCTGGCCGACGACGGAAGGCTGATCCCCGTCGATCCGCAAAACCGCGACTGGCAGGCGCTGCTGGCCAGCGGCGTGACCATCAAGGACGCGTCCGCGGCCGCACCGCCGGTCCCTGACCGCGTCACCAACTTCCAGGCGCGCGCGCTGATGCGCCGGACCTTTCTGGCCGATGGCCGCAGCTTGGAGACCGCGGTGCGCGAGACGCTGGCCGCCGCCAAGACCGCCGCGGCAGCGCTGCCGGAAGCCGATCCCGCCCGCATCGCAGCGGACGAGGCCTGGCTCGCCTGGGAACAGTCAAACGAGTTCATCCGCCACGGCGCGCTGGTCACCGCGATCGGCGCCCAGCTTGGCTACGGCGAGGCCGAGCTCGACGCGATGTTCGCCGCCGCCGCGCTGATCGAGGCGTGAGCGAGGCCTCAGGGTACGAAGGAAGCAGCGCGATGAGCGAGGACGACGTGGCGACCAAACTCGCTGTGCACGAGGCGGTCTGCGCCGAGCGCTGGAAGCAGGCGAACGACCGGCTCGGACGCATCGAGGTCGTGCTGGCCGCCATCGTGCTGCTGCTGCTCGTCGGTGAAGGCAGTGTCGTCGCCGTGCTGCGCAGGATGCTGGGGGCGTGAGGGGAGCGAACCGCCGCGCTGCGGCTCTATGGCGTGCCGGAGGAAGCGCCGGCAGTGCTCTCCGGCTGCCTGCCCGAGTCGTTCAGATCTTCCCGCAGAGCTTCTGCATGACGATGTGCCCGAAGATCGCATGCGCGTCCTCGCAGAGCTGCATGTCGTCGGACTGCACCCAGATCGCGTGCTTCGCCTTGGCCTTCAGCCGCCCGTCGGAGAAGCCGCAGAGGCCGAGCGTCTCGCCGCCCTTCTCGTTGGCGTAGTCCACCGCGCGGATCACGTTCTCGGAGTTGCCGCTGCCGGAGATCGCGACGACCAGGTCGCCGGGCCGCAGGATGTTCTTCAGCTGCTCGATGAACACGTCCTGGAAGGACAGGTCGTTCCCGTAGGCCATGATCAGCCCGATGTTATCCACCAGGCTGCGGCCCAGGAAGGGCTTGCCGGTCGCCATCGGGATCATCTTCGACCAGTCGGTGCAGAAGTGCAGCGCCGTCATGGATCTGCCGCCGTTGCCGAGCGTAATGATCTGGGCGCCGCGCTTCCACGCCGCCTCGATCATCGCGATGCCCTCGTCCATCGCGTTGCGGTCGAGCGCTGCGAGGGCGCCCGAGAGCCGCTCCAGGTAGAGGTCCGACGTCCCTCCGAACTTCAGCATGATCCACACTCCTTCGCGTCCTGCGCTCCGCCTGGCCGCCCCGTCCGGCCGGCTTCGCCGCGTGGTTCTAAACCGATTGATAGAAGATGATCTGGCTGCCGAACCGCTCGAAGGTAAAGGGGATACGACGCAACGTTGGAAGGGCGTGGCAGATCGCCGCATGCCGCTCCGGCGGCGCCGCCAGCAGCAGGAAGCCGCCCGCGCCCGCGCCCAGGATCTTGCCGCCCGTCGCGCCGTTTCGCCGCGCGGTGTCGTACCACTCGTCGATCGCCGAGGTGGAGATCTTGCTGGTCAGGCTCTTCTTCAACTCCCAGTTCTCGTGCAGTACCTCGCCGAAGGCGGAGATGTTGTCGGACTGGAGTTCGTCGCGCAGCGCGTAGCAGAGCTGGACCATGCGCTTCAGCGCCGCGGTCTTGGCCGTGTCGGAAGCGACCTCGTCGGCCTGTTCCTTCAGCACGCCGGACGCGCTGCGCGTGATGCCGGTGTAGAGCATCAGCAGGTTCGATTGCAGGCGCTGCAGCGTCTCCGGCCGGCAGATCACCGGGGAGACGCCGACCGTGTCGTCCTGGCGGAACTCGATCAGGTTCAGCCCGCCGATCGCGGCCGCGTACTGGTCCTGCTTGCCGATCGGCTCACCGCAGATGTCGATCTCGATCCGGCAGGCCTCTTCGGCCAGCTGCGGCGTGCTCGCGTAGCGGCCCTGGAAGGCATAGAGCGCGTGCAGCAGCGCCACCGTGAACGACGAGGAGGAGCCGAGCCCCGTCCCGCGGGAGGGGATGTCGGCGACCGTCGTGATCTCGATCCCGCCGCGCAGCCCGACGAGGCCCATCGCGGCGCGCACCAGCGCGTGCTTCACCTCCGCGGCGGAGGCGACTTCCTCGGTCTGCGAATAGGCGACGCGCACGCCGTCGTCGAACTTCCGGTTGGCGGTGACGAAGACGTATTTGTCGATCGCGGTGCTGACCACGGCGCCGCCATGGTCGCGGTAGAAGCCCGGCAGGTCGCTGCCGCCGCCGACGAAGCTCATGCGAAGCGGGGTGCGGCTGATGATCACGGCTGGTGGGCTTCCTCGGGCTGGCGCGCCGCGGTGCCGCCACGTCCCGCCGCGATCATCTCGAAACCTTATCTGCTGCCCTGCAGATCGATTGCCGTGAAGACGGCAAGACGCAAAGAACCAACATCACCTCCTTCGCTCAGCGGCGTGATCGAGGATCGACTGGTAGGTTGACGCAATTTGCAGCGCAACCCGCCGATATTCAAATTTCGGCACAAAGTCGCGGTAAGCACACTCTCCAATCTTTACCGCGAGACTCGGATCCTTCACCAACTGGGAAAGAACACGTTCCCAATCACTCGGATTGAGCGCCAAGAAGCCGTTGACCCCGTCCACTATACAGCCCCGGTACGGATCCACCGGCGAGGCAACGCATGGAACCTTCACCAGCGCGGCTTCAAAGATCTTCAACTCGCTTTTACCAGACGCGAATGGGTTCTCGCGCTCCAGAGGTGCGACCGTCACGTGCATGCTTGCAAGTCGTGCCAACATGTCTAAATATGGCATGAATGGTTGCCTGAAGATGCGTGAGCGAAAATCGTCAAATCTTTCATCAAGGTCAAGATCGCCGACGATGTAGAGGTCGACGTTTCCAAAATTACCAAGAACTGCCAAAATTCCATCGGCCGCCTCAAGAAAATCGACATTGTGCGTGGCCGATCCACTGAAGTACCCAATTCTAAATATTTCTGTAGAGCGTTGGGTTTCCACATTTAGACGAACGGAAGCGCGCAGTTGGGAAAGATTTATTGTGTTCGGGATGACATAAGAAATCTTGTTCAGCCGACTAAGGCGCTGAACTAAGAAGTTTGTCGTGGCTGTGGCATAATGGCAGCGATCAAGTGTTTCCTTGAATCGAGCCACTTCCTGAGCATGAAATTTCTTTTCGTTTTCTGCAAGATTTTTTACGGCGCCAATATAATTTAGCGAATCCGGCTCAAAAACAAGGTCGTCGATGTCGAATACAACAGGTATGCCGTGACTATCAGCGATGTCAATCAGCCTCTTTACATTCGAATTGTAGCGAGCTCTGAAGATAACTACTAGGTCCGGGCGAGGTTTCGTCTGAAATGAAGCAGCATCATCTTCATAAAGGACGGCGCTGTCGATGGACAGCATTTTGAGCCCGTCAACGATATTATACACGCGGTACCGCTTCGATTCACCCTCGGGACACCCGACGAAAAAAGCCACGCGCTTCAATCTGCTCGGGCCCGAACTACGACCAGTCAGTATCCACGACGGGTGCTTATATCCCAGTGATGCAAGTCCAATTCGGAAATTCGATCCTATCGTTGCATTAGTTACTGGAGTAGCAAGCCTGCTGATTATCCGCGCAGAGTGCCGCTGCACCAGTCGCGCCGCTGCTTGCGCGTTTGCCTTGGTCTGCTGCCTCGACGACAGGCCAGCAACAGCTCGTGCGGCGCGTAGCGGCCACCGCCAACGTATCCGAAAAGCATCGAATTCAGCGCGCGCTGCAGAAAGCTCACGCTCTAGAGACTGACTGAGGTCGCGAAATGCATCCCGATCGGCCAAAATTTGATGATAATCAGCAAGTTGGCGATCCAACTCGACTTGGCGCTCCTGAAGTACTTCGGATTTTTTCTTGCACTGTTCTAGATTTTCTCTAGTAAGAGCTAGATTTCGTGTACGTCCCCTTGAATCTTCTTCCATTTCCGCAAGGCTGTCGCGGAGGTTCTGCTCTACGCGTTCCATGGCAGCGATATCGCCCCGAAGGTCATGCTCCGCGCGGAATAGGCTCCGGTTGTCTTCCTCGACCTTGTGAAGGTACCCTTCATCGTTAAGGGTCGCAGCTGGCTCGAAGTGCCGATGCAGTGCGGCATCATCGTCTGAAGCGACCAAAATGATAAAGTCGGGATCGGCAGCCTGATCGGTGAGCCGAAGGTCTTTCATGCTCGCATTTTTCAAGGATGCGTCGAGCTTCTCTCCTTCTGCGTAGACGCACGAGCCGCAGAAGTTCTCTTCCCTGAACAGGCGAACATGTCGAAAATGACGTAGCACTAAATCGCGCGCATTTGCGGCACTTAACTCTCGGAGGTGGAATTCGTTTGGCTTTCCCGGCGCCGGCCGACGGGTCGAGATGACAAGAATACCGTCTGCTGTCAGGTGCTTCTTGACGCTTGCTACGACCCCGTCCTGATCATCAACGTGCTCGATCAAGTCGAAGCATGTTGCCGCATCAAATATTTTATTTAAAGAGAAGTTGGTCGCATCAGCAACATGAAATGAAATGCCCGATCTTCCATAGTGCTGGCGGGCATGCTCAACGGCGTCTACTGATTTGTCCAGCCCATCGACTGAGTGGGCGTCAGCTATGCTAAAGCACACGGTACCGTAACCGCTGCCTGTGCCGACGTCGAGAACACGTTTCCCCGTAACTAACTGTGCGGCGAACATGTACCGAGGCATGTGCTCCTGGAGCAACCGCCGAACAGACGATGGTGGGACGTTTGTGGCCTCTGGTACGAGGCGCTCGCCGGTGAACGGAAGCAATTTATTCTCCATCTGAGTTTAGGAGTCTCCTAGACGCCGTATCCAAGAACCATCGCTTCCTGCCATTCAGCATGCGCTCCAAAAGGTCGGGGTTGTACACCTTTGCATGCTGATTCTGGGCGATGAGCCGCGAAAACCAGATCTCGACATCGGCAAGCGGCGTCTTCAAGGGATCGTAGCCCGAGTTGAATAGCGTGAAGTGGAGTTCGATCTCAGATGGGCTGGGTTCGAAGCCGAGCCGCCTTATCTGACGCATCATCACTTCGCGGTAAACTCGACGCCCCTCCTGTTGGTGGCGGTGAGTGGCGGCACCGCCGTGCTTGCGATAGCCGAGCAAAATCTCCGGCAAATTGGCCAGTCGAGTCGCGCGGGCTGCACGCTCCCACAGATCATAATCCTCCGTTGCGGAGAGTGCCTCATCGTATTCGAGGCCGTGGCGCAT